GCATCTGGAAACTTATGATGTCTAATTGGTTGGTTTGATAAGTCTCCCCAAACTAATTCATTACATGGATAGGTTTCTGTTGATTCCCAATAAGCAAATTCACCATATTGGTAATTACCTTTATAGTCAACTGAAGTATTATACTCTGGAGAAAGTCCTAATACAGTGGCACTATTATATATCTTCCACCAAGGACTAGTTCCTGTAAGAGGATTTGGTTCTCCTATAAAATCATTATTAGTAGGAGAAACAGGATATAGATCATTAGCATTTGCACTTCTCCCTGGGATATGAAAGCCATCAGTTTGTTTACCATTTTTTAATAAGAATACAATTTCAAATGCATACACCTCATCACGCATGTACCCACGAAGGTTAGTTGCGTTAAGTCCATCAGCATAAGTTTCTGTATTAGGGATTCTATATGATTGCCATTGAAGAGTTATTTGATTTGCTATTCTTTGGTAATTAACTTTATCTATAGATGTTAATTGATCCCACACAAGAATATCTCTCACCATTGTAACATCTTGAGCTATTTCATAATATGGAAACTTCTCAAAAATATCTTGAATGGTAAGTCTTATTTGTTCTTGATTTTGTCCAGTGTAAGTTATCACTGTTGAAACTTCATCAATAAAATATGTACCAACTAATTCTACAGATGTAATAGCGTTAATGGTTTTTATAACAGCTAAGTTATAATATTGCCATTGTCCTGTTACATCTAGATTAGATATAGTGAGGTCAATAGATCTACCTACTGGATAATTAAAATTAGGAGTGGTGAGTTGTGGATCAGAAATAGGTGTTGGGTTGGTTACTGAATAATAAGAAGAATAACCAAATCCTATAGCATCTGAATATTGAATAGCAAATTGATATGTACCAGCAATTAAATCTCCACCAGTATTGATGTCAGTCACCTCTAACTGAGGAATAGAAAAATTAGGTTGAAGTTCTAACTGATTACAATCAAGTTCAGTGGTGAATTGAGGATCACAAAGATCTGATGCATAACTTTGTATATAAGGAATCTTATCTATATCTAGATATCTTCTAGGATTTAATCCATCAGTCCAATAAATTTCTGTAGTACAATTTGTTATCTTATGTACTGATTTATGAATAGGATTATCAATGTTAAAGTTTAAACATTTAGCATTAACAAGAGTGCGATATACACAATCATTGTTATCCATATATCCTATTTCAGAATCTCCTGTTTCAGGATTTACAATAAAGAATATATGTTTATTTTTTTCAAATATAGAATGAGTACCAATCAGTTGATATCCTTCAGGTAAATCAAAACAAAGTTCATTTCCTGGTTCATTTTGATAGTTAACAGAATTTGCATCAAAGTTTTCTACAGCAGCATTTAAAGCATACGTAAGACTACCCTTATTAATCTGATTAATAGATTGATCTAAATTTAATCCAACAGTGGCACTGTTATATTCTTGATTAACAGCACTACTATCAGGACTAACTAAATTCTTTATTTTGCTAACTATATTATTGTTATCTTCTGCCATGGTTAATTTTAGTTATTTCTTCTTCCGAATCTATTAGTTCTATTAGGAAGTTCATACATATTAAACCTATTCAGATCATTTTTAATTCTTCTCTGTTTAGCCCAAGCATCTTGTTTCTTTATTTCAATATCAGCCATTATAAATGCTTCATCATGAAGTTGTTTATAGTATAGCATCTTCTGTTGTATTTGATTAAAGGTTTCATCATTAATCTGATTAGACAGAACTTCAAACACTTTGTATTTAATAAAAGCTTCTACAAATTCCCTAACACGATAATTGTCTGGGATCATTTGGTTACCAATATTATCATATTCTGTAACATACATTAATAGATGTACAACACCATCTCTAAAATTAGTAACAAACTTATTGTCTCTAATGTCAAAAGAATCATAACTAGATGATCCTGGCGTAAATTCTCTATTCTGAGCTTCATTTGTAAAAGACCAAGCTTCTGTATAATCCACTGTACAATTTCTATGTGCAGAAATACTTCCTGGTTTTAGTAAGTATTCTCTCTTAAAGTTTACAGAAGAAGACACAGTGCTTTTGTATATAGTCTGCTCTATTACAGTGCAAGTACCATTACAATTAGGATCTATACATCCAGGAGATGAACAAGGATCTCCCCCTACATCTAGAGGTCTCACTTGAATATTCTCTGTTAATGTAGCTTGAGAATAAAAAGATCCAGAGTCTTGATTATCTACAGGAAGTGCTGAACATCTCCAAGCTTCTCTAACAGCAAAAAAGTTGTCAGGGAGTCTAGCTTCAAAGTCTCTAATTTCCAAAATTACTTCTGCAATTACATAAGAAGATCTTCCTAATTTTCTAAGACACTTATCAAGATAGGTGGGAAACATTAAGTCATCCACAGCACCTGTATCAAAGTAGCTTTTTAATTCTTCCTTTACAGTTGAGTAAACAGGTTCAGGAGAAACAAAATTATATTTATAATAGTAACTCATAATATTAAATTATTTTTTCCACTCTTGATATAGATATTGATATTTATCCTCAATTTTAAGGAAATGTGATAGTAGTCTTGATGTAGCTCTTGAAGGTTTAAAGTACCATAGTTCTAGATGTTTGAATCTAGCTGTATCTTTAAACCACATCCATCCAAAGAAGTAGCCTTCTGTATGGTAGTTGAAGTTATAAATTACTTTACCCTTCTCTTTAGTTTTTTGCCAATCTATAGGAAGATTGACAAACTCTTTGCCATTTATTCCTTTTGTTTTTCTTCTCTTCTTTTTGTTGATTGAGAACTCTCCAAAACCAAAAGGAAGTTTTGCTCTCTCACCAGTTTCTAGAATGTATTCTTTATAAGATTCATTAAACGCATAGACTATAATTTTCCATTCATCGAATGATATCTTTATAGAATTATGTTTCTTACAGAAGTTGTTATAATTATCTTTACTAGAACTTCTCCAATCAACTTTGGTACGCATGTATGTTATCTTGTTGGTGGTACATTAGGAGCTTGACCATCTAGATTATCTGCTGAAACATCAGTTTTTAATTGGAAGAAGGTAGATAGAAGTTTTTGTGATGTTAAATCTAACACTTGCTTCTCTAAATATCCTGGAAGAGAAAATGGTTTATCTAATGGATTCATACACCAATCTTCATCAGTTGGTCCACAACCTCCACATCCAGATTCAGGATACATCACTTCATTAGGCACTTCTTGTTCAAAACAAGCAGAAATTCTAATTGCTTTAAGCAATGGATTATTTACATATAAGTAACCATTTAATATCCAATAATATTCTTGATTCTTTATGATAGGAAGTTTTAATAAATTGATATATCTATTTATAGTAATCTCTTTTAATTTTTTACCTATTCCACTCATTGCATTGATTGAGTACACACCTTGAATTAAATATTGATAATTTCCTTCAGATATACGAGGAAGTTTAATTCTACTTCTTGCAACACTACAAGGATCTTGATAATCACAACATTCAGAAATAGGAACCTCAATCATTTCAAGACATGGAATAGTAGTGAATAGAGTGCTAGTAGCCCAAAGTTTTCTAAGGTTAGTCTCTCTCTTAATCAATAAGATACTATTATTTCTAACCTCAGAAGCAATAGCTCTATCTGTAATCAAACTATCTGTTGATAGGATTTTATGCATAGAACGTATGTCTGAAACTAACTTTCTTAATGTTGCCATTATTTACAATCTAAATTCGAATTCACTTATTTTACCTAAATCTTTATCATAAACTAAAGCAAGAGCTGCTCTAATACTATGTACAAAATTATTATCTAAATGCCATCTATCTGTTCCAGATAAACTAGGCATCTGTTGTATTCTCACTCCTTTAATTTCTTTAGCCATGTAATGATGCTTATCTCCTGTATGCACTTCTCTGTAAGAAGCATTACCAAATGCTTGACTATATTCAGGATGTGTTGCAAACAATAAAGGAAGATCTTCTATCTTACAGTTACCATGATGATAACCGATAAAAGTGTTACCTAATAAAACAGCTTTAACTACACTATGTTCTCTATTAAAGATGATATTAGGATCTGCTGCAAAGTAAACTTCTAAAGCATGTGCTAGATAATAAGACTTAGTCTTATCATGATTACCTTGTACTAATACAACAATCACTTCACTAGAAACTTTTTTCATCATAGTGATAGTCTCTACAAGTAGAGAGAATCCTACTTCATACTCATTAGCATAATCAATAATAGTATCTTGTGGTGTACCACTAGTTGTTTGATTTTGATAATTATCTGTATGAAAAAAATCATTTGATATTGGGAATATAATTGTATCAATATCATAAACTGCTTTTACATCATATACTAATGATGTAGCTGCTTTAAAATATCTTTCACATCTTCTAGTAATAGAATTATCTCCATCTACATGACTTTTAGCTAAATGAAAATCAGATATGGATATTTCAACATCAACTGTTCTATTACTAAAATTAAGTTCAGGTTGTTTTTGTTCCTTATAATTAGATTTATATTTTTCTAAAAACTTTGCAAAATCTTCAGCAGTGTAATCGTTTGGTTTTTTAAGTTTGGAAAATACTGAAGATGTAAATTTTCCATTGGGAAGTAGTTTAGACCAGTAGTTTGTAATGATATATTTATCTAAATTAATCTTATGTAATCTAGCTAACTCAATATCATTTTTAGGTTCATAGCTTAGTGTTAATATACTTTCTATTGTTCCTGTTTCATTGTTCACTTTACGAGTTGATTGATAATCTACATTGTTGTTTTTCAACTGGTTAAGTAAATCATTCACTTCAATCTCACTAATTCCAAGCTTTTTGGCATAAAAACTTTTACTTCCTTTTTGCTTCAATAATCTTTTTAACTGATATAGAAGCTCTTGGTTTTCAGACATATATAGTCGAGTTTAGATAAAAATTTAGTAAAGATACAAAATAGTTTTTTAAAATACCAAATAATTTAAACTAACTATGTTATTGTCTATAATCAATTTAGTTATAAAATAAAAAACTCCTGAGAAATTAATCTCAGGAGAATCCTGTAAAACCAACAAAACAGGATTTTTGTATTTTAAAAACAATCAGTTTGACTTGATATTACTAATGTATTACTATAATACGCTGTATATAAATCAGTTGGATTTGATCCTAATGAATACGATAGTTGTTTATTATATGCTGCTGGATCATCAAATGGAACTAGTAGACTACTATCATTAAAGAATTGTGTCACTCCTATAGAAGTAGATGAAACTGCATACACTGCTAATTGTGGAGATCCATATGAAACCCAGCTTCCACCAGATTGTGTACATGCTTCTCCTGAAATATCAGCGTATCCATATAAACCATATAAAGTTCCCATTATTGGGCCAGATGTAGTGGTTGTGGTAGTAGTACTAGTACTAGTAGATGTTGTACTACTTGTAGATGTAGTTGTGGTGGTACCACTAATAATTAAATCAATGTAATTGGTACATACAGAATCAGATGTCACTCTTATCACTACAGTTCCATTTGGAACTAAAAAAGAAGTGTATCCTGATACTAAAGAAGCTTTAGGTACATTGTTTTCAAAAGGAACTACAAACCCATCTACATCTGAATAAAGATCAAATGGTCCTGTATCAGAACCTGCTGTTGTTAATGTTATTAATACTGTCATCATATCTTATTGGTTTATATACTTGTTGTAGTAGTGGTGGTTGTTGCAGGACATGTATTTACCAATTGACAAAAGTATGCTTGAAGAATAGGATTGTTTTTAATAGTGTTTATTATCTGTCCTACAAACTCATCAGAACATATTTTTTCATCTATTTTTTGTAAAGCAACTTCAACTGTATCAGTTGATTGAATACCTGTACAGGCAAGGTTTGGTCCATTATATATAATCTTATTACTTGTTGAACATGGTGTTGTGTCACAAGGAGAATCAAAAGCAAATGGATAAGCAACTCTGTAAGCATCATAACAATTCATTCCAGGTAAACATGCCATATTTTAAAATTAAGGAATATATATAATATAATTTGTTGCCAAAGCTGGCTGATAATTTGGATGTGATAAACCACCTCCTGCATTTTGTATAGATACAGAAACAGTGTCTTGTGCAGAACTACTTTTACCTAAAGTTGGTGTTGTAGTAGATGACATTATCTCATAGTTTAATGGATCAGTAGTAATAGATCTAGATCTTGCAACATTATCTGTAGTATTCACTATTTGTCCACCAGTGCTATTTATAGTATTAGAATATAAGAAGTGAGTATGTGGTGTGACTGATACAGTGTTTGTATGTGTATGTGCAGGAATTTGTGTTGTAGTTAAAAGTACATTGTTTGTGCCATTCACTGAGTTTAATGTGTATGTAGGATTACCTGGAATAGCTGGATCTACTGCAGCAGACATTGCTCCTCCAGGAACACCTGTTGTTACACCTACACCCACTCTACCCCTTTTATCAGGAGTACCATTAGATCCATTACATATATAAATCTTATCCCATCCTAAGCCTGCAATACCTTTTCCAGAACCATCAAAATTAGATAATGGACCATAGTATTCCACTGCAGTGAATGGAACCATCTTAGCGTTCTGTTGAGTGGTTGGAGTTATTGAATCTAGATAGGCTTGTATTAATGCATCTAGATCAGCAAGTTTAACATAGTTTGTATCTACGTCTACAGCAAGAGCTACTAATGCAGCATCCACATCACAAAGTTTTGTGATTACAGCTTGTAAGATATCATGTGTTCCACTTGTAGCAGATACGCCTGTTAAACACTCAACATCATAATTTCCCTCAAGAGCTGCAAGTTCTGCAACAATTACATCTATTTGAGCTTGTAAATCACATGTTGCTTCAATTAATGCTGTAAAAAGATTTAATGCATTTAAGTCTTCACAATCAGGAAGATATTGATTAACCACCTCACAAATAATTGCAGGATCTATAGTTAGTTTAATTCCTGTACCATCTAATGTAGATGTAAGAAATTCAATAAGAGCCTGTTCTACATAAGACAGAGAGTCTCCTGTTTGTATTCCCAAAATAGGAACATCTATTCCTGTGTATCTAACACACTTATCTGAGACAATCTCAGTACATCCATTATAGCAATTTGAACAAGACATGTTTATTTATATTTTAAAAGTTTCACCCTACTAGCAATCATTTCTACAGTGAATGGTGCAGCGTAATCTGGATTACAAAGTTTATACGTTAATATTCTTTTGTAATTCAGAAGGTCCATCATAGCTTCTGCTGGTATGGGTTGGTTTAATAAATAGATAATATTATTATATAGATTTTTTGCTAATTCTGTTAGTCTGCAATCTATATCAATTAAAAGTGCTGTAACTGTAGCACATGCTGGATAAGTGGTAAGTCTAGGAGTTAACATATTTTATAACTTGTTTAAACTTTGTAGCAGCTGCACGACACATTGCACAAAGACCATTAACTAATTGACAACCACATCCAAAATTTCCATTACATCCTCTACAAGTAGCCATATTATCTAAAGTTTAAAACGTAATTATTACCAGAGCAATAACAGTTATTTCTAATAAAATTATCTAACATATTGTTTGCTTGAGTATAAAGTTTATTAGATTCATCTATTGCACAATTATTTGCAGCAGCTATAGACCCTTGAATAAAGAAGTATATACTTGTAAGATTAACTTTCTGTTGAGTCTTTATAGCTCTATCGCATTCCATCATGTCAAGTTTCATAAATGCTTCATCAAACTTCTCTTGTATTCTATCCACTCGCATTATGCTTTTTACAACAAAGTTTTCATATGCAGGTTCAACAGTGTATTTAAGAGTGTATATTCCATCAGGAAGAGGTATCAAAGGTTGTCCTAAAATACTTAGCCCTAATGATGCAGATGTAAATATATTAAAATCATTAGGTGTAAAAGGAAGAATCACAATTCCTAATGATGGAACATTTATTTCAATTGTAGGAGCTGTTACAATAGGAGGATTGGTAGGATATGTTGATGCATCAGCCACACCTAATGTTAACGTACTATATGTAGGTACTACTATTATAT